TTCCATTCTTGGTGACGTTGACAATCTCAACAAATCGCTGAAATCTGCAACCCAAGACGTTGACACATTTGGCGACAAGATTGGCAAGACTGGCAAAATGATTGGCGCGGCGTTTGTCGCTGCTGCCGCTGCTGCTGGTGCTTACGCCGTCAAAATAGGCATTGAAGGGGTCAAGGCAGCCGTTGAAGACGAAAAGGCACAGACACAACTTGCCCTTGCCTTAGAGAACGCCACAGGGGCAACCAATGCGCAAATCGCGGCAACAGAACAATCCATTCTTAAAATGTCACTTGCCACGGGTGTGGCTGACGATCAGTTGCGCCCAGCCTTGGGACGCTTGGTGCGTTCAACTGGTGACATTACAAAGGCACAAGATTTACTTACAAACGCACTAGACATTGCAACTGCCACTGGTAAGCCACTGGAAACCGTTGCCAATGCCTTGGGCAAGGCTTATGACGGCAACAGTGCTGCCTTGGGCAAATTGGGAATCGGTCTTTCAGCTGCTGAATTGAAGACCATGAGTTTCACACAGGTACAAGGTCGCCTTTCAGATTTATTTGGCGGCGCGGCAGCACGCAACGCAGACACTTACGCTGGACGCATTGCCCGCATGCAAGTGGCATTTGACGAAGCCAAAGAGACAATCGGGTTTGCCTTGTTGCCAATCCTTGAAAAAGTTATCAACTTCATCAACCAAAATGCACTGCCAGCAATCAACGCATTTTCAAACGCGTTCAGTCTTGACGGTGGTGGTCTTGGTGGACAAATTACGCAGGTGGGCAATCTACTGACCGCAGTCTTCACGCCAATCATTAACGGACTTGTGAAGGCATTTGGCTACGTCAGGGACGCAATCGGCGACAACCTTGAAACCTTTAAAGTGTTCGGCGCATATATTGCGACTTACCTTGCACCAGTAATCGGCACAGTTTTGGGCGGGGCTTTACAGGTAGCAGGCAAAATTGCAGGCGGCGTCATTGACGTCATTGCTGGTGTGGTCAGAATTTTGAACGGTTTGATTTCAGGTGCAGTTGCAGGAATTAACGCCTTGATCAGTGCTTACAATTCGATTCCATTCTTGCCTAACGTTTCCAAGATTTCTGCACCAAGCGTGAACGTCCCAAGCATTTCAGTGCCAAAAACGTCAACGCCTTCAATTCCTTCAGTGCCAACAATTAACCTTCCAAGCAGCGCAGGAAGCACGGGCACTGCTACTGGTGGCGGTATTGCCGCAGCGGCAAGGGCTGGGGCAGGCGTAGCCGCTGCGGTTGCTGGTGGTGGATTTACTGATTCACAAAATGCAGCACGATTGGCAGCTGCTGGGGGCGGTGGCTTCACCGATTCCCAAAACGCTGCACGCATAAGCATTACAGTCAACGGGGCAATTGACAAAGAAGGCACGGCACGCACAATTGTTGAAACATTGAACAATTCTTACTATCGCGGCACTGGTGGTGCAACCGCGCTTGTGGCGATCTAATGACGCAGTGGAATCCCATTTGGAAGGTTGAAATTGACGGCGTTGAATACACCGACGCAATTTTGGCAAATTTAACAATCCGCAGCGGTCGGACAAATATCTATGAGCAGGCGCAGGCAGGCTACGTCAACATTCAATTGTTGGATTTGGCGCAAACCATAATCCCAGTCAATATCAATTCAACAATCGGTGTTTCAGTTAAGGACACCGCAGGCGTATTTGTGGCAATCTTTGGTGGCAACGTGGTTGACATTGCGTTGGAAGTGCGTGAAGTGGGTTCAACCGCCTTCACTCAAACCTACTCAATCACCGCACTTGGCGCGCTTGCCCGTTTGCCAAAAACGCTGACAAACGGCGTACTTTCCAAAGATTTTGACGGCAACCAAATTGAAACAATCTTGGGTCAAGTTTTATTTGGTTCATGGGCTGAGGTCGCTGGTGCGGTTACATGGGCAACTTATGACCCAACAATTACATGGGCAAATGCTGAAAACAATGGATATGGCGAAATAGATACCCCAGGAAACTACGAATTGGCAGCACGATCAAGTGCCACAACTGACGTTTATTCACTGGTTTCAGCCTTAGCAACTTCAGGCTTGGGCTATATCTATGAAAACGGACTTGGGCAAATTGGTTATGCAGATTCGACCCACCGCACGACATACCTTGCGACCAATGGCTACGTTGACCTTGACGCCAATCAAGCGCGTGGGTCGGGTCTAAGGATTGAAACCCGTGCAGGCGACGTTCGCAATTACCTGACAATAAAATATGGCGCAACCAGTTCCGCTGAGAAAACGGCGTTTGACACAACTTCAATTGGTCAATACGGCACACTTGCCCAAATCATCACAACGACATTGCACAACGCAGCTGACGCCGAAAGCCAAGCCGATTTCTATTTATCACTAAGAAAACAACCGCAACCAATCTTCAGCGAAATTACGTTTGACCTGACTAATCCTGAATTGGACAATTCTGACCGCGACAACCTTATTGGCATTTTTATGGGCGAAGCCGTGGCACTCAACAACTTGCCTTTAAATATGAGCGCAGGCGCATTTCAGGGCTTTGTTGAAGGCTGGTCGTTTCAGGCGTCATACAATCAACTTTCGGTCACTTTGCTACTTTCACCACTGGCCTATTCTTTGCAGGCAATGGCTTGGAATGACGTGCCAATAACCGAAAAATGGAACACCGTGTCGCCGACATTGACATGGGAATATGCGACAATAGTCGCCTAAGGAAAGGAAACTCAAATTACAAATCCAACAAGCAACTATGGTTTTGTTCTCCCAACGGCGACCGATCTTGTGACGGACTTGCCCGCAGATTTTGAAGTGGCATTGCAAGGCGTTGACACACGGTTAAAAGCACTACAACCCGGAACGACACTTGGAGACATTGCTTATTCATCAGCAACTGCAAACACAAACACACGTTTGCCAATTGGCACAAACGGACAAGTGCTTGCCGTTGTTGCTGGTGTTCCAGCATGGTCAAGCGAAGCGGGTGACATTTCAAGTGTTACCGCTGGAACTGGTATTTCGGGCGGTGGCACTTCGGGTGACGTTACAGTCACAAATTCAATGGCAACTGCTATTGACGCAAAAGGTGATTTAATTGCTGGCACGGGTGCAGACGCGTTTAGCCGTCTTGCAGTCGGTGCAAATGACACAGTTTTGACGGCAGATTCAACGACAGCAACTGGTTTGAAATGGGGTGCTGCACCAACTGGTTTTGGCACAATTACTGCATACACACCGACTTGGACAGGTATAACAATCGGCAACGGCACTTTCGAAAATGTTGGATATTCAACAAGTGGAGATTTGGTGTGGTATTCAGGCCAATTTACTTGGGGCAGCACTACATCAGCCACGGGTGTTTTTAAATTAACATTGCCTGTAAATGGATTAGGTACTGCAACTGGTGTTGATGGCAGACAACCAGCACAGAACTTTGGCGCACTTTGTCAAAGTTCAACTGGCTATATCTATAATTTTGCGGTAACACTACAAAATGCGTCACCTGCCACTACATTCAATTTGCAATCTTTATTGACTAACTCAACTTATTTGCAAAATCAGGTTCAATATCTTCAAAACACGGTACCAATTACATATGCCACAAACGACCGCATTGCTTGGAACTTTTTCTATAGGAAGGCATAAAAATGAGAGAACAGAAAATGGCGTGGATTCAACAAGAAGACATTCCTGACGAATATAGGTGGATTCGAATTCGCCTATACCGTGATGATTTATTGCAGGCGTCAGACTGGAGAATGGTTGAAGATGCTATTTGGGACAAAGCACCATGGGTCACTTACCGCCAAACATTGCGCGACTTGCCAACAAGTAATGCAGACCCAATGAAAATTGTGTTTCCTAATGAACCAGCCTGATTTATACCCGCAAGGGACTTCAGCTGCGTTCATTGAAATTGCAAAGGCTGAAATTGGCACAATTGAGGAAGGCGACAACCTCACCAAATACGGCAAATTTACAAAGGCCGACGGACTACCTTGGTGCGGTTCTTTCGTTAACTGGTGTGCAGCACAAGCGGGCGTCAAGATTCATTCAGTTGTGGGGACTGCAATTGGGGCGCATAAGTTTAAAGAAATCAACCGTTGGTCAAATATGCCGCAGTTGGGTTATGTTGCTTTCATGGACTTCCCACATGACGGCGTCGATCGTATAAGTCACGTTGGAATTGTTGTT